AGAGTTTTTGTATCATTTGCCTTACGGCACAGTGCCGATGGAGATTGAAACGCAAAGAATAGTATCAAAACTTGACGAAAACGGCGGAACTATCGAGCTTGTTTATACACTTACGGTACAGGGCGAAAAATATTTTAACGATATGAAAATAACAGTAAGTAAGAGGTAGTGCATATGAAGAAGAAATTGACAGCGGCTATTTTGTCTGTTGTTATGTTGCTTATGTCGGGAAGTGTTTTTGCGGCTGGAACAGAAACAGCGGAAGAATCAAAATATAGCGGTGAATACGGTGCATTTGAACAAATGGCAAAATATGTTGCCGAAAGATATATAGACGATTCACTTACGGAAGAAGAAATAATGAAACAGGGTCTTTCAAAGTTGCTTGAAAATAATGACCCATTGTTGGTGCAGTTGTTGAAGTCAATGCTTGAAAGCCTTGATGATTACAGTGAATTTTACACTCCGGAGGAGTATAAGGCATTTCAGGATAAATTAAATCAGAATTTTTACGGTATTGGTATATCAATGAAAATGTCTGATGACGGTTATGTTGAAATTGTGGGTTTTCTCAATGAGGACAGTAAGGCTGAAAAAGCAGGACTTAAAATCGGCGACAAGATTTGCAAGGTTGACGGTAAGGACGTTACGGGTTGGAGCACATCCGAAGTGCGTAATAAAATAATCGGCGAAGAAAATACAAGCGTCAGAGTTTCCGTGCTGCGTGACGGGGAAGAACTTGAATTTATAACAACGCGTGTTGCGGTACATGAAAATTCCGTTAATTCGGCTGAATTGAAGGGTAATATAGGTTATATTCAAATTACAACCTTTAATTCGACAACTACCGATGAATTTACAGATGCACTTGATTGGATGCGTGAAAAGAATATTAAGAAGATAATTCTTGATTTGAGAAATAACGGCGGCGGTCTTGTATCGTCATCAGTTGAGATTGCACAGCAGATTGTTAAAAAAGGTAAGATAATCGACGTTAAATTCAGAGATACAAAGTATAACGTTACATATGAATCAAAGCTTGATAAGCCTGAATTTGACTTTGCGGTACTTGTAAATGAGCATACTGCTTCTGCGTCTGAAATTCTTGCAAGTGCAATTCAAGATTCCAAGGGCGGTACTCTTATCGGAACAAAGACTTTCGGTAAGGCGGTAATTCAAAATACATATCCGCTTTCAAACGGTTCTGTTTTTAAACTTACAACAGGTCAGTATGTGACAAGAAACGGTAAGGAAATAAACCATATCGGACTTACACCTGATGTTGAAGTTGAAAATACTACAGACAGAATAGATACATCAAAGTATACGCCGTTTGATTATACAACAAAACAATCATACGGTAATTCGTCCGATAATGTTAAAGCCGCAAAGGAAAGACTTTATCTGTTGGATTTCTATAACGGAAATACGGACAGTGATGTATTTGACGATGAATTGAAAACTGCGATAAAGGACTTCCAAAAAGCAAATGATTTGCTTTCATACGGAGTCCTTGACATACCGACTCAAAAGAAAATTGAAAAAGTTTTTTCAAAGATTGAAGTGACAACAGACAATCAGTTTGAAAAAGCATACGAATTGATGGGCGGAAATTTAGAAGATTTGAATTAGACATTACTTAGACAACAGAGCAAAAAGCTCTGTTGTTTGCGTTAAAGACTAAAAATATTCCCATAGACATTTTGGAATAATTAAAATTACTCTGAAAAGAATATAGTTAGAGTATTAAGAAATGTCCGGAGGAATAGATATGAATAGTGTAATAATGATAACACAGTTTTTCTTTACACTTGTTATAGGAATGTATTTTTTCACAAAGCTGAGGAATGAAAAAAGCGACAGTGAAACCCTTGCAAACAATTCAAAAAAAGAGGCTGAACACCTTAATTGTATGCGTCATATACATTTATCTGAACCTGTGACGGAAACGGCAAGACCTAAAAACGTGAATGAAATAATAGGTCAGGACGACGGAATAAGAGCGATAAAAGCGGCACTTTGCGGTCCTGATCCGCAGCATATTTTGATATACGGACCGGCGGGTGTCGGCAAAACGGCGGCGGCAAGGGTGGCGTTGGAATGTGCAAAGAAAAGTAACGGTACACCGTTTTCAAAAAATGCGAAGTTTATCGAAACAGACGCAACGATAATGCGATATGATGAACGAAGCATTGCCGATCCGCTTATCGGCTCGGTACATGATCCGATATATCAAGGCGCAGGCGCATACGGCGTTGCAGGTGTACCTCAGGTTAAAGAGGGAGCTGTGTCAAAGGCTCACGGCGGAGTTTTGTTTATAGATGAAATCGGCGAATTACAGACTTGTCAGATTAACAAGCTGTTAAAGGTGCTTGAGGACAGGAGGGTTATGTTTGAAAGTGCATATTACAGCGAAGAAAACAAAAAAATCCCAACGTATATACACGATGTATTCAAAAACGGCATACCTGCAGATTTCAGACTTATCGGTGCGACAACCAGAAAGCCCGAAGAAATTCCCGAGGCTGTTCGTTCAAGATGTGTCGAAATTTATTTTAACCCTTTGACGAGGGATAATATAGAAAAAATAATTTACGGTGCGGCTGAAAGAATAAAAATCAATATAGAACAAAATGCGGTTGAGATGATTGCACGTTATGCGAAAAACGGCAGAGATGCGGTTAAAATTCTTCAAATGGCTAAAAATATTATATTTCTTGACGACAGAAGAAACGTGACTTTGGACGATATTGCGTGGATTTTAAAAGCGTGTCATTATACAAACGGATATATAAGCAGTGATGAAAAAATAATTGATATATCGGTTATAAAACCTAAATAAAAAACTGTAAAAAACAGTTGAAAATTATACGAAAAAATTATATAATATAAGACTATTTACGATTTATGAGACATACCAAGACGTAAGTAAAGGTATTAAGCCATTTCTAAGCATATTAAGCACATCGTAATTTTAGGGTAAATGACGTATTTAGACCTATTAAAACGTATTAAAACGTAGTGCGTTAGGGTAAATTTTAGGGTAAGCTAAGTCCCTCGTTAGGGTAAGCTAAAATGGCGAAACAAATCACTTAAATTACTATTTTAAACAAAAGAAAATATCAAGAATTTGGTCGGCAATAATGACAGGTTCAATTCCTGTATTCTTGAAAGGCGTAAAAAATAGGGTAGAGGAAACTTAATTCCTCTACCCTAAAATTATATAGTGTGTTTTCTTTCAGTCTAAGACCTATTCGCTATGTGGTTATCACACAACCCTCCATAGAACTCCACAAGACACCGAAAGCGAACCGACATCTTGTTTCCACGTTCAAACAACCTCAAGTGTTGTTTGTGCTATATTCGATTATTGGATTTTAATCAACTACCTTTAACTCTCTCATAACAGGCTCAACAATTGAATGTATAAACCCGTTGCCTCCTCTGGATTCGTAGTCTTCAAACAATTCCCAAAAAGCTTCTTTTTCCAACTCAGACCATTCACCAACCACACGATACTTATTATAATAATTGATAAGAGTATCTTTCAATTCTTTAACCTTAGTTTCATTATTTTTTCGCTTCATATCTTCAAGATTGGTGGCAATACTATTAACAGTGTTGGTAAGAGCGGAAAGCTCTTCCTTAATAATCTTATCATGCTTAATTGATTGCTGAGTATCTTCTTCGTGCTTTTCGTGTAATTGCTTTAAATCCTGAACCGTCTCAACTAACAATTCGTGGTCAGCCTTTCGTTGTTTCATTGCTCCTATCGGCTTATTGAAAATGGCACATACTTTACATATGACCTCATAGAATGTTACAATGATTGCCATTATCATAAAACCAACAATAACCCACGAAGTCAAATCTATATTTTGTAATTCTGATATTACTTCCATTAACCCTCCTTGGTGTCTTACTTAATAGTACCTTTGCTTTGTAAAATATGTAGGACATTTGCAAATTTAATGCAATCTATCCCACGAACACTAATATCATTCAAACAATTTATCACAGTATTCATATCCTCTATTTGGAACTCCACTGTCTTTTTAACAGGCTCAACCATTATTCGTCACTTCCTTTTTCTGCTTTTAACTCATCAGACTGTTGTTGAGTTATCATATCTTTTACTACAAACTTGTCCAAATCAGCATCGGTGTAATACTTTTTCGGATAACCATAGCCTTCAAGATAGTATTTTCGTATCATATTGTAATACATTATTCTTCACCTCCGACAAGCGTTAACATAAGCTCAGCGTTTTGTTCTTCAAGTATTTCAGTCTCTGTTTTAACTCCCATATAAACAACAAATGAACCATCTCTCTTGTCAATAATATCACCGGCTACTACAAAATCAGTTAATGGATAATCTTTTGTATACTCAACTTCTACATCTTCATAAGTTACTTCAGGTATATCTTTAGTATCACTTTCAGTATTTTCTTCTTCAGATTTAGTTACTGTTTCATTTGTTTCTGTCGTTGAAGATTCATTAGTAATTTCTCTTCTTTCAATTTTAGTTTCAGTTAATCTTCTAATAATTGAAGCACCATCTGAGAAAGCATTTACTAATGTATCATAAGTAACACCATCTTGTTTAGGAATTTCTATTTGAATGCAAACTCGTTTACAACCTCTTGTGAAATAATCTCTTTCATAGATTTCATTTTTTTCTTTAATTTGAATCTTGTCATTAATTATAAGCAACCTAAATCACTCCTTAAATTTTTATTTATACGATAGTTGAACTATCTTTTTTATATTTATAATCATTTACTATTTTAATTGTAGATGAACTAGTTTTATAATAAATATTTTCAACTTCGACAACGGTTGAACTATCTTTCTTATATGATATAAGTTTAGTTTTATCTAAATCACCAACTTTAATTTTTCTATCTCCATTAATTGAAACAATTGTACCTGGTACTGCATTGGAGACATATGTAGTTTTTTCATCTGTACTTGTAACCGTTAAAGTAATACCGAGATATGCATAAACATCTGGAGCAGGTAATTTAAAAGTATTACTTGTTGTATAAATATTCTTTAGTACACTATCAATTATATCTGGTTTCCCAAAGTTATATAACGTATTCCAATCGACTAACTGTAAACAATAGACTTTTTTAGCACTACTTGGTGCATATGGAACCTTAACAAAAGGTGTTGTGTTGAAAAGTACCCAGTTATCTTCGTATGCTACAATCATATACGTTTTAACAATATTTCCATTTTCATCAAGCCACATACCACTAGATTCATTATATCCACTGGAGAATGATTTGTGATTGGTTAGAATATCTTTAGTTAATCCATTTGAGTAGTTAGTAATATTTGAGTTATCTGTATTATACATTAACATTGTATTTGTTGTTGCAGTAATAGAGCATGTATAACTTCCTCCGACCAATGCACCATCATGTGTATTACTCTCGTCGGTGTAGCTACATTGATTGATACATATATTAGCGATAGTTATATTAGATGCACTTATATTAGCAGACAACCTACCTATAAGTCCACCCATGAAACTCGTTGATGTTTTATGTTTCACATTTAAGGAAACAATATTGATATCTGTCAATTTTATTGTATAATTGCTACTAATATTAGAATTATACCCAACAACACCGCCAACGAAATAGTCTGCACCACCAGATGATACCATATTTACCTCTAGTTCTATATTAGCTCGATTTACTGTAAGAGGAGCGCTGTCTGTCCATCCTGTAATACCTCCAACACGAGCCGATGTTATTGCTGATTGCATCTGCATATTATCAATCCAAATATCTAAGATTGTTGTTGAAAGATATACTCTTCCCACAATCCCACCAACATAGTGTGTAGATGTATTATAATCAAATATGCATGGGTTATCAAGGTAAACATTACTTATCGTAGTATTGGAAGAATAACCTAAAATACAACCAACATATGTTGGCGTACTCGACTTTGCATTTGTTATAACCAACTTCGTCATTTTTAAATTTTTAATAGTTGCCGATGAACCCGCATATCCAAATAACCCACATCCTGAATAAGTCCCATTTATCGTTATATAAGATATAGTATGTCCATCACCATCAAAATTACCAGTAAATGCATAGCTAGTAGATGCATGTCCAATAGGTATCCAGTAGTTTGCATTCATATTCAAATCGGCTGTAAGCTTATAATACTTACTTTTATATGATGATGAGGTGCTACTATTTATCAAATAACATAAATAACCAAGTTGAGCTGGAGTGGATATTAAGTATGGACTACTAGATGTTCCACTACCACCAGCAAATGAGGTTGCTCTTATTCCGGAATCCGACCAGTATGCCATAAAAATCAACCTCCTTTATTATGATGGAATCTTAAACCATATATCTCCAACTGACATATTACTTGGTTGTGAACTTGCTACATGGACTTTTGTATTATGTCCAGTAGTTGTTCCTACAACTTTATATGAAGTACTACCTTGCATATAAACTGGATGTGATGTAGAATCACCTAAATAAATTGTATCACCTCTATAATATGACGTTGTTGATGAACTGCCAAAATAACTATTTATAGCATTTGCACCAAAGTGATTAGTCTCAGCAAATCTTCCGTAATAATTCATTATATTTTTTGCATATGATGGATTATAACTACTACCAAAATGATTAATTATTGTAGTTGTATTAGCACTATTTCTATAACCAAAATAGTTATACATTGCAGTAGCTCCACCTTGTTCACCAAAGTAATTTGAACTTGAATTCACCCTTAGCAATTTAAGATTATTACTATAACTTGACAAAAAACCATATCCTGAAGTCAAAGTTGTATTGCCCGATAAAGTACCGCCAGATGTTTTAAGGAAATCAGACGTACTTGGGATATCAGACTTAGTGGCTATCTCATTGCCGTCGTAATACCATTTGCCACCCTGACTACTGGATATATACATTGGGTCAGTAGCAGAAAATTCAAATCGTTTACTGCTTGTATTATGTACCATATAGTAAACAAAATCAAATCCGTTATCAATATTCTTTTGAAAAATATCATTAAGTCCTGATGTGATTTCAGTTAATGAAGCATATCCATTAAATAAACCTGTATCGGAAAATACTACATCACCTGTTAAAGTTAAATTACTTAATGATAAAGTTTCAACAAATTCAAATTCAGCAGGAGCTGGAGATTTAATGGAACTAAGAAACATAGACGCATCGGCACTTAAAGTTTCTACACAAGCATCAAGGTCTGTTTTGTCGCTTGCACTCATCAACCCTGAACTTGAAGTAGTAGCATTACTATATGTTTTTTCAGTTCCCCATATAGCAGTGCCATCTGCCGACCATTTCAGTATTTGACCTGATGAGCCTCCACTTGGTATGTGTTTATTGCCAGATGTAGTGGGGTGAATATAGTTATTTGCATTACTTGATATTCCGTTTAATTTTATTTTATCGCTTGACGACATTAAACCATTAATGGTAGTAGTAGCATTTGACGGAGTATCAATCAAATCGTTATAACTACCTGTAAAAGCAACTTTTTTTAAATCAGAGAACCATTTTTGAACTTTACCAAATAGAGTAGAACTCTTTTCATTTGAAACGATATTTTCCCTTACTGAAGCCTCTGTGAAAGCCACAGTAGTGTCAGAAATAGTACTATTTGAGTTTAGCTTATTGTCTACATCAGTCTTGTCGGCTTTACCTTTTACGTCCGTTTGTAGGCTTGAAATTGCAGTTTCATCTTCAGTCAATCTATCCTCTAAGACTTTACCCTTACCATCATATACTGCTTTGGTGTGCGATATAGGATATACTTTTTCATTATTTTGTGTAAAATATTTTGCTTTAGCCATTAAGTTCCTCCTTTCTAATTTTCAATATCATCTATCACGTAAACAACGTGTTCTTTCATATAGTTCAATTCCGACTGCAACGATTGTATAGCACTCTGTAATGAGTTGATTGTTGCAACTGAATTATCCATTGAATTTACGGCATTGTCTACCTTTGTATTAAGAGCATTAACCTTGTCATATAGAGCTGATACAATAGCAGTGTCTTGCTTTGAAATTGTTTGGTCAATGTCCAATCCTTTAAGAACCGTTAAAGTAGCAGGAGTAGTTGTCAATTTGTATGAATTATCTAACTCAAATGCAATTGAAAACGACACTGTTCCTGCATAACGAGTGACATCATTCGTAATTGTCCAGCCAAGCTTAATCGAATTATCTTCAACAGTAACATCAGTGACTTTGTAAATATTCACTTCTTTGCCTGCGTTTACAAAATAGATATAGGCAGTTTTATCAGTTAAATCAATTCCGTCAAATGTAATAGACGGAACACGAATGTAAACTGTTTCGGCATTATTTTCAGTGGCTACACCTATTGTCTGCAATTCAGACGGAACAGTAATCGTTCTATTGTCCATATCAACTGTTATCTCTGGTTCAGTATTTGGTTCAAGCATCATTACCGCCGGAGTGTATGCAGATGTTTGATTTTTTAAGCTTTCTAAGCTTTCCTTAAGAGACATAGCCATTACGAACTTGCCTCCGTTTCTTCTAACGGTTCATAAGTAGTATCATCAGTAAAAGATATTTCGCCTTTATTTCCACCTATCTTGTTCTCGATGTTATTTACAACTATTTTTAAACCATTTAAATCTAAAAATTTCTTTTCTTCCATTTTCTTTCCTCCAAAACGAGTTATATATTTTTGCAAAAACATATAGTATCAAGCAATACAAAAAGGGAAGAGTCGTCACCCTTCCCTTAGAAATATGTATTACTTTGAATTAATCAGAGAATAAATTATTCAGTCACTTTTGTAAATAGAGCATTTATTTCATCTGTTGAGATTGCTTCAATAGCAACAGATTCAAGATCAGCCACTTTTGTTTTTAGTGTTGAAATATCACTTGTATTTGTTTTTACTGCACCATCAGCAAGTTCTTTTACTTTTGTATCTGCAACACCAGCCGCATCAAAAGCCGTTGTTTCAGCATATGCGGCAGACTTTAAACCTGCAACTAAAACATCTGTGCCATCGACAGCGACTGTACCGTCTGTTTTACCGGTAGCAACCGACTGAATTGCAGAATCGGCTTTATCAATAGAAGCTTGTACATCAGTGCCTAATTTTGCTTTTGTAACTTGAGCATCACCAATCTTAGCAGTAATAACTGCACCGTCAGCAAGTTCTGTTGAACCTACACCACCAGCAACAATTGTGGCACTAACTTCTCTTGTTGCAGAATCAATAGCAATCTGAACCTGAGTTGCATTGGCTTTTGCAGTGTAAATGTCTACAAGCTTACCAACATTAATATAAACTTTGTCACTTGTTGCATTAGATAGTGTCAATTCAAGGTATGTGCCTTCATCCTGCCCTTCAGGGTTAACAACCACTTTACCACTTGATACGACCATATCCTTTGGAATATCAACCGTAGCAATAGTTGCACCATTCTGAGTGAAGGTATAAGACTTTGCATATCCTTCTGTTGTTACATCTGTAGTAACTACAACCGCGTCTGCTGCGATAGCAGATGTCTTGGCAGTGTCAGCCTTATCTACAATATAAGCTTTGATTTTACTGTCATATGTACCAAGACCTGCGTAACTTAAAAACTTTTGTGTTTCGTTTGCCATTCTAATTTCCTCCTTGAATTTAATGAAAGTGTATAAGTTATGTATATAATAAAACGCATTGTTAGCCGGCATAATGCGATTTATCCTAAATTATTTAAATAGATTTTCTATCTCTTCATCAGAGATTGTTTGTTTTTCAGTATTTGTTATATTTTCAACGGTTTCATCAAGTTCATTCTTATCTATAAATTCTTCAATCTTCTTTGACGAATATGTTGTCTTATCAGAAATAACATCATCATTTATAAAATTGTCATGATGTTCAATAATCTGTCCTTGTAATTCGGTAATTTCTTCTTCCAAAGCAATCAACTGAGCAATACGTTGGTCAAGTGCCGCCATAGATTCTGACGGTACAAATTGAGCCCAGTTCTTTGTAGGAATAATTTTTACCTTACAAGATTGTGTTTTCAGAACGGGGTCTTGAACTACACCATCTTCGTCCATATAAACTTGGTAAAACGATAGTTGTAATTCAATATCCCCATTTTCAGCAGTCATTTTTGAGCCAATGGGAAGCAAATATTCTAAATATTGTTCATCAGCATATTCTACCAATTCCTCAGACAAAGTTAAAAATTCTTGCTTATACAAATGAGAAATAGGGGAGATATATTCCAATGATACAGTCGTAAAATTTCTCATATCATTTCCGTCATATGTTTGTGGAATTAAAAATTGAATTTTACCAACCATATTGTCATACTGCATAATTGCTTCTTTGTGAGCTCCATATAATCTTCTATCGTTTAATAGAGTAATCGTGTACATTAAACCCTCCCTCAAAGACCAAACGCATTACAACAAAGCACTAAAAAAACTCCGTTTTCTACTGTAGATTCGAAATCGGAGTCCCAATACTTAACGTCTGTAATTATGCCTTTATCACAAAGGCTATCAAGAAAATTTCTGCCCCAATGGTCTGTTTTTCTATTCTTGTATTTTTCTTTTGTACCGCCTGTAAGCTTATCAACCAAAGCCAATAGTGTAGCCTTAGAAATCCAGACATTTAGTTTATTAACCATCCCGTCAATATCTTCAATGACTTTTGTTCCGTCAGAAGAACCGCCGTCTTTAGATGCTAAAGAGATGACATTTGGCTGAGCCCAATGAATACTTGAATTTGTTTTCTCGCTTGTCCAAGTACCGCCTGAAAGCAAATCGAGAACTCTAACTGTCTTTGCATTTGTCAAGAAATCAGTAAGTGTCCATTGAGATGCATCTGTAATAATACCCTTTGCCACCAACTTATCCAAAGCAATCTTTTGAGGATTTTCTGCTTGAACAGTAATACCTCCGGCAACAGCAAATTTAATTTCATCAAGTGGATAATATCGACCAGGACAATTACTGTCGCCGATTTCTCTATGTCCAACTATCTTTGCATTTGGATAATAATTCTTTTTAAGATATTGACATAACTCGATAATAGATTTCTTTTGTGCTTGAGGCATTGTCTTTTCTTTTGTATGATAATCACCTTCAGCACAAATGCCAATAGAACAACTGTTCATACCTTGAACGTGAGCACCAACCACATCAAGAGGACGTCCACGATAAATTGTACCGTCTTTTCTTACAAAGAAATGATAACCGATGCCTGTCCAACCATTTGAGACGTGCCAACTGTGTATATCTTGTGGAGTACATTTAACTGCTTCTGCGTGATGTAACGCTATAAAATCTGTGCGTGAACGCTTTGTAAAGCCACCGTGCCATTTATAAGCAACTTCAATTATATTCATAGCAATCTTCCTTTCTTTAATTTTTGCACAAAAAAAAGAACATTCGTATAGAATGAATGTTCTCTTATTTATCACTGTTAGGCGTGGTATATGTAAGTGCCGTTTTGCTATCTGTAATGCCTGTTGTAGTTGGGTCAATAATAGCATTATAAACACTCGTTGCCATCAACAGCAATACATATGGATTAGAAAAAGCTGTCAATATTACATTGCCTACTGCTTGCCATGTGGTTAGATCTTGCGCCGTAATTCCCATATACCCAAGTACAGGAACAAAAATAGCAACTACAATTTGTACCCAAAACATCGGATTTTTAATTCTTACTTTCCAGTTAATGTTTGTCATAATAAATTCCTCCTTTGAATGTTAAAATGTTAATAAGACTTCTATTTCACCATTTGCACCATCAATAGATGCAACATATTTTTTTGTCACTTTACAAAATGCTTTCTTTAAAGCTGGTATATCTTGCGATAACATATACCCAACCTCATCATCATAAGGTAATTTGCCACTTAATGTGGCACCATCAGGATAATCCATATCATCTTGTCTATCGTTATTCAGTATAAATACTTCGTCCACATCACTTTTTATTAGTTTTCCGTAATACCCATCTTTAGCTGCCGAAGTGGAATATGTTGTTATGTCAGGGTGTAGTGCATAAATAAGAGTTCCTACTTCGCTTTGATTCTTTGAAGCATTATCGACAATTTCATTTATAGAATTAATAATACAATTTTTGTCAACGGTTTTTAGCATATCCAATGTTTGATATGGTAATGCTATTTTTTCAGAATTAATACACCAATCACAATCATAATTACTAATTACATATTGACTTGCCGGTTCTTCAGAAGAATCATTATAAACAACGTTTACTGTATAATAACATAAACTAAACTTCCACACTCTTGTTTCAATAGCATCTATAGTGTCTTGAGAAATTATTGAATTAGATGTTGTAAATTCTAAATGTTGCGTATCAAAATTAAATTCGCAATTAATATATGTCTTGTTTTCTGTAATAGGAATAAAAGAAACATTTGTCGTATTGTAAGGAAGATACCCCCTTTTTACAGTATTATCAAAAGGAATAATACCTTTGTCAAAAGTAATCTTGACTTCTTCTGAAGTTGTAGGATTTGTTAGTTTTGGGGCTGGCAATGTTAAATTCATAATATTACCGCCAACTGTCCACACAACTTGTTTACCATATACATCATCTCTAAGTCCTTCCGCCAAATCAATCATTTCAAGATTATCACCACTTGCATATTTATCAATGGCACTTCTCACATATTCTGTGGTTGCAACTTGTCGTGAATTATTTGATAGAGACGGAGTAGGTGCTGTCGGTGTTCCTGTAAAATTAGGTGAATTAATACTTGCATAATTTGAATAATCAAAACTGCCTGTCAAATTGCCGATATATAACCAATTATGATTGCCATTATCATCTCCTACACAAAAATACACTGAGAATGTATTTGAGTTAAGATAAAAGTCGCCTACATTTGCATCAACACTATTGTTTATTACAGGGGTACTTAAATTAGCGGTGTGTGTCAATACCTCACCATAATGCCAAATACCGCCTTTTGACATACCATTAAGTTCCTTTTTTATGTCATTCAAAGATACATTAACCTTCATA